AGATGATCCATAACCATTTAAATAGATTTTATCTTCGTATCTAGAATATTGTAATAGAGCATCATTACATGTAACTGCTAATATTTGTAATACTTGAGGACTAGTAGGCATTTGATATGCATATTCAAATCTACCTGTAGGAGCAGCTGTTAATAAAGATAACTGTTGTTGTCCAGTTGCAAATCTCCATCTTGCTCTTGTTAAAGTAGCTTCTACTATTTCTTCGTAAATATTATTAACTGTAAGAGCTTCTGTATTATCATCTGTAAATGATGAAATAGGATTAGCTCCTATCATAACTAATGCTCTACTTGCTATATCTACTTTTGTTACTGCCATTACTTAGCTTGACTATAATTTTTAGGAATCATAACCTGATCTGCATAAGGTATCTGGATAGATAAATTCTTTCCAGTTATAGCTGTAATTTTGTATTTCTGTGATAAGTAAGCAACAGTAGAAATAAATTGTTGTCTTTGTGCTTTTGGATCATCAGAAGTAACAATAGAATCTAAAATAGCTAATTGAGTTTTAACATCAGCTATTTCTTTATCTGAAAGATACTTACCAGTAATAACATTATTTTTACTAGGATCTTGTAACTTTGTAGAATATCTACCATCAGGTAATCTTCCTGATTCAAACTGTGATTCTTTTGGTGTAGATGATTTTAACATAGATGAAGCAAGACCAGCTGTAGCGGCTAATCCTAATGCTGCACCAGCAGCACCACCTATTGCTGCACCTTTAAGTTTTTTATCTTTAGCAAGTGTAGCACCTACTCCAGCACCTAAAATACCACCCATAGCTGTTGGAGCAGTTGCCATACCTAAAGTACCACCTACTGTTCCACCTACTGCAATCTTAGCAGCATCACCTACTCTTTTTGCTGTAGCTCTACCTTCAGGACCTATTTTTCTACGAACTTTAACACTAGCAGTTCTAGCTGCTTCTTTCATTTTAGTTCCAACATTACCAGCTACTTCTTTTGTTTTATCTACAGCTGGTTTAATTTTTTCTTTAGCTTTTTCTACTGTTGGTTTAACTTTAGTTGCTGCTTCACGAGCTTTAGATTTTAATGCACTAGTTTTTTCAGTAGTTACATTAACTGCTTTTTTTAAACCTTCTTTTAATTTCTTTTTTTTAACTAAGTTTTTAGCTGCTGTCGCTGCTGTTCTTATTGCTGCTGCTATTGCCATAATATCTCCTATGTAAGAAGGGGGGTATTAACCCCCCATTCTATTATGATCCGTTTACTACTGTAACAGTAGCAGCACCAGAAGCAGAAGATACCACTAAGATATCTACAGTCTGTGTACCACCGTTAGAACCTACACAAAGAATGATATCATTCTCTTTAAGTTCTTTAGTAGCCGAATTAAAATAACCAGATGCAGCGATTGCTGCAATCGCATCATCATCTGTGTAGAACCATAGGGAGTTAGAATCTCCAGCTTGACCAATTTTTTTAATTGGATTTGATGTTTCATAAGCCATAGTTTATCTCCTTACTCTGCACACTTCTGCACTCTAATACCATTGGTGTCAATAAGCACTGAACCCATTGATAAGTAAGATGTCATTAAGTGAGCTACTTTCTCAGGAATGTAGTTTACTTCAGTTCTTACTTCAGATCCAACGCCTAAGCCCATTGATGATTTGTGCCATGCGATTGTATGTCTATCTGTTGAACCAGATGTATCTAGTCCAGAATGTACGAAGGTTAAGAAACCTAAGAATCTCTTAGCAGTATAATTCATGCCAGAGAAAGGTAGTTCTCCTGAACCAATGTACTCTAGTCTAGTCCACTGATCGTCAGCTAATAAGTCAGACCACTGATTTGGACCAATAGCCCAATATCTTTGGTTATCATCTGGAACATCATTTGATCCAAATAGAGCTTGCATCTCTTTAAACTTATCAATGTTAAGATCAGTTGCTACTGTACCACCCTGTGCACCAGCGTTGTTTGCTAGTGTAGTTGCAGATGCCATAGCAGTTGTAATGATTGAGTCAGTTTTTCTTCCAAGAGCGTAAGCTGCGTTATTAGCAATTACTTGTCTTTCGTCAATATTGGTTTTAAGCTCGTCTAATCTATCCACATAGTCAGATGCATAGAAATCAGCGAGAGTAGCTGTTACGTTAGTGTGAGAAATATTCATAGCTACAACCTCAGCATGTCTTGCTTTAGATGTTGCCTCACCTGTTCCTACTTTTTGGAACTTAACAGATTCGCCTGATACACCATTAACTACACGAACAAGATTTTTTAGCTTAGCACCCATTCTTTGGTATGCCATATGTACCTCAGCTTCAAACTGGGTAATAAAAGCATTGTTTATGCTCGAACTCATAATTTATCTCCTTTGTTCGTTTGTTTATATCAAGATTATCTCGATAGGGCTGATATGTTATCTGTCAAACAGGCATATCGTAAAGCTATGCGAGGTCTTTTTTATAGCACTGGCATAGTTTAATTAAAAAATCAACGCACAAATTTGATAGATTTAATATTTTCTGTAGGAATTACTGTAGTATCACCAATATCTGTGTCATTACAGGACATAAAGACTATGGTAGAATCTTTGTTTTTTTCTAATAAGAATCCTTCTGTATAGTTTATTGCTGGTTTAAATTTTTTTGCATCATCTGGAGAGAGCCATTCAGCATGACTGATTGCATCTCTCCAGTATATTTGGACTTTTTTAAGCCGATTTTTGGTTATAATATTTTTCATAAAGATCAGTTACTTTCCTAATATAGGCTGGATCTTTTTCTCCATCTTTCCAATATCTAGGATCTTTCATCATAGCTTTTAGATCTAATGGATCAGGACTAACATCTATTTTTGTTTCAGTATTAGGAATAGGAGCATCTTTGTTTAAAGACATAATTTCTTCTATAACCCTAACACCTTCAGCAGTAGATGCTAATCTAGCAACTGCATCATAAGATTCTGGACTTAGATTTTTCTTAGCCCATAAATCAGCTGATTGTATTCTTTCATTTGCATTATCTCCTAATAATTGTTTTTCATTTTCTATATTAGGTAAAGCATTAACTTCATTTTCTACAAATGCTCTAATACCAGCATCAAATTCATCTTGGCTTAAACCTCTTTTTTTTGCAGTATCAGCCCACCATTGTAATAATGGCATTTCTGGATCAATATCTAAATTAACACCATCTGGTAATTCAGGTGGATTAATTTCATATTGCTCTGGTGCTTTACCAGATAACTCAGCTTCTATATCTGATCTAATTTGTTTAGACAGCTCATCTGTCCTCATTCCTAGTTTTTTTTCTAATGCTTTATAAGAAGCACCTAAATCTTCAACATTAACCTCTTTGGTTTCTGTATTCCAAAATTTACTAGGTATATACTCAGGTATATCTGATACTTCTTCAGTAGCTTCTACTTGAGTATTATCTACTTGATCTTGTACTTGTTCTTCACTCATCTTTTTTTATTCCTTTATTTATTTTTAATTTGATTAAATTAACCAAATATCTTTGTCCTTCTAAGTGCCATAACATACTACTGGAACTTTGAGGAGATACAACAGATTTTACAGTTAATGATTCTAAATATTCGATTACCTTTTTGCCATTTGGCTGATTAAATACGGAAGCGAATATGTGGTCTATTTCTAAATCTTGTTTAGATTGGACCTTGTTCTTCAGGGTTTCCCAACTCATTTGGAGCCATATTAGCTCCTTGTTGCATAGATTGCAACTGATTTACTATTTGTTGTTGTTCTGCTGGATCTCTTATTAGTTTTTCTGGTAATCCCATTTTATCAGCTAAATATCTAGCTACTTCATCTTGTTTAATAACCATATTCAGCATTTGTGGTCCAAATGTTTGACCTAAGATTTCAGAAAATCTCATAACATCAGCTACATCTTGTTGATGCTGTGCTTGAGATAATGGTGAAGTCGCTACTATTTTAACTTCTCTACCATTAACTTTTGGAATTTCTATTTTACCTTGTTTAATTAATAAACGAATAACTCGTCTTAATAACGGATTGACAAACTCAGATTGCAATCTTCCAAATGACGATCCTATCTGTCTAGATAGATCTGCCATTCTTTCAGCTACTTCTGTGGCTGACATAGGTGTTCCTTCAGGTCTACCTAAACTTTCCATGTAAAGAGCTTTCTTAATATTGTTTCTCATATCACCTAATATTAATTGAGCAACATCAAATCTACCAGCAGCTGGTAATGCTTGTAAACCTCTACTATTAGGAGCTACAGGAATAAGACTTCCCGGTACTAAACTAATATTATCAGGATTAATAACACCATCATCTTCAAAAGTATAAATACCTGAGATACTCATTTGAGCATTTTGTAAAATTAATTCTACTGTTAGGTTTGTAGTTTTAATAGCAGCCATAGCATTGAATATTGGACCACGACCATAAACTTCTCCTGATGCTTTATTCCATCTAAACACAATGTAGGGATTAGAACCAATACCACTTAGTTCTTTTTCATAAATCATTTCTTTATGATTCATACAAACAACACAGTATTTATATCTTTCTTCATTAGGTTTGTCGTATAAACGATAAACACCTTCTACAATTTTAACTTTTGCAGCTGGGTTTTCTTCCATTTTTCTCATCATCTCTGGTGATAAGATAGCTTTAGGATAGGTAACAAGAACTCTATCATATCTCATTGTTCTTGTTCTAAAGATTTGATCTATTTTTTGATCTGGACCATTATTTAAAACCACTCTTGGTAAAGGTACTGCTTGGAAGTTAATAGGATTAATACTATCTCCTTCTTCTACTAATAATACTGCTGTACCAATAGCAAGATCCATAAATGCTTCATGTACTTCTTGATTAAAATTAGATCCACCTAATACTTCAAATATATATTCTGTAATAGCATCTAACTGTTCGTCTACTTGTGGCTTAGCATCTACTGGTATTTCTGTACCTGATTGTAAGCTAGCCCAACGACCATAAGTTGGAACCATTCCAGCTTGTAAACGAGAAGCAAATTCTTGAATACCTACGACTGCTGTTTCATCAAAGATCTTATCAGTTCTTCTTTCCCCAATCGTTTCTTCATAAAAGGATTCTCTTTGAGGCATAGTATATTCGTATGCTTCTTCGTATTTATCTTTCCAATGGTCAAAGATGTGTTCAGCTTCTTTAAATTTTTTTAAGAATGAAATTACTTTAGGATCGCTATTAGAATAATTAACTTCTTCTTGTTCTGCTGTTGGAATATAAGGCATTATACCATAGCTCCTCTAAT